TGAAGAAGAAATACGTAGACAAGTAGACACTGGACAAAGAAGTTTTAATTGATAGAATATGGCAGAAAATAAAAAACAATATGATTGATTTGCCGCTTTGGTTCAAAATCCAGACTTAATGATAAATGACTTTAAAAGACTTGGGGTAAATCCAGATAATTCAGAATTAAAAAGCCGTTCTGAATACGAAGGAATGCCTCAAGTCCAAGAAGCATTTAAAAATTCTGATGGTAAGTTTGATAAAGCTGCATTTGATAAGTTTTACGATAATAGTTTATTGTTATATAACAATTATGCTAACGAAGAATATGTGCCAAAAGCAACTGAATTATTTGGATATTTAGATTCTCAGTGAGATCGTCCATCCGGTTCTAAAATAATTGATACTACTCCAAGATTTAGTATATCTCCAACTGCACAAACACAATCTTTTGGTATAGATTATATAAATAAATATGGACAGGGCCCATATGCAAAACAATCGGCAAGAGAAATTGCACAACAGCAAGAAGTAGTAGATTATTTAACTGGTGAGAGTCTTGGATGAACTCCTGATGATAAGTCTAATCCAATTCGTGCAATATTTAGACCAACGCTCGTTCTTGCATCTTGAGATGAAGATGGTGAGCATAGAGAAGGTGGAGAATTAGTACAGCATAAACGTGGTGATCTAAAATATAGAAATGGATTACCATATTATGAAACACTTGGAGACAGAAGTATTTCTGGAAAACAAGTTTTAACATATAGCGATTCATTAACACGTGAAGGAAGTTGACTAAACAAATATGACTTTTTTGATTCAGATGGATTGGATAAAAGTATGGTTGGCACAATTGCTAAAACCGCATTTACTACAATTCCATATCTTATTCCAGGTGTTGGAGAAATACTTGGAGCAACTACTGCATTTGTTGCATTAAATAGAGTGCTACCTATTTTAGGAAAAGCAATTGCAAATATTGCTGGTGGGTCTGAAGATAATGAGTTTAATAAAACGATGAATCAATATGAAGGTTGATTTGCTAAATTCGATCCGTCTGTTTCAGATAATTCACAGCAACATCTTGTAACATTTGAAAACTTAGGAAATCTTATAAGTAGTGTATCTGGACAATTATTCCAGCAAAGAGTGGTTGGTTCTATTCCTAGATTATTAAATAAATCTGGAGATATAGTTAAACAATCTGAAATAGGTAGAGCTTTATCTTATGGTTATATGTCATTAACCTCTGCACAGGATTCATATAATACATTTAAAGAAGCTGGCGCTAGTGACATGGTTGCTGGATGAGCATTTGTTGCAAATGCAATTGCGCTTGGAGGTTTAATGGCCACTGATTATGGTAAAGGTCTATTATTCAAAGGGTCTTGGTTAGACGAAAATGTATTAAAAGCTCCTGCTAAAGAAGCAGTTGATCAAGTTCGTTCTAAACTAACTACTGGAATTGAAAATGCCTCTCCGAAAGAAAAAGCAAAGTTTATTCAATCGTTAATCGATATTTATAATAAACATTTTTCGTCTGCTGCTGCTGATACTTTTATAAATAGAGGTGCTTCTGAAGCAATAGAAGAAATGATGGAAGAAGGAATTTTAGATGTATCTAAAGTTCTAACAAATGTGGCGCAATCAATTGGAATTAATACTGGCGATAAAAAACTTGATTTCGGATTGTCTTGGACAGATGTGCTACAAAGATATGGAATGGCCGCTGCTGGTGGATTTATTGGTGGAGGTATATTTCATTTACAAGGAAAATGAGATAAATTTCTTGCAAATGATATGGCTCAACACACTGATGAAGATACAATGGCAAAACTTACTTATTACATTGCTCAAGGTCGTGGTCAAGAAATCAGAGACCTTTATAGACAATGGCATAGTAAGGGTTTACTTGGTTCAACATCATTAGGAACTGATTTATCAGTTATAAATTCTATTGATGGAAATCAGACAGTATCTGAACCTGCAGGAAACGGATTATCACAAAATGACGTAGTGTTTCACACATTAATGGAATATATTAATACTATTGAAGACACTATATCTAAAGAGGGATTAAAAATTGATACAGGTTCATTAGTAAGAAATGCTTTAATTGGATATCAAAAGACAGATGGTGCACTACGAGGAGATACCTTGATTAATCTTGGTGTACACGATCTTCTTATAAAAGATGTTTACGATGTTGCTACTAAAATAGTTCAGAAAAATGCAGAATTACAGTCTGAAATTCAAAAGCTTACTGTAAAAAATGATAGTCCTGATGCTAAAGCAGAAACAGAAGAAAATATCAAAAACAGTCAAACCATTAAAAATCTTCAAGAAGAACTTCAGCAATTGCGTGATAGAAGAGATTCTATTTTAAAAGGTGAAAACAACTGAAAATACATTGGACAAGCAATATTTGCATCCAATCCAGAACTAGCTAAAAACTTTATTGATTTAAGTAAAGAAAGCTATACAGAAGTCATGTATGGTAAAAAATATTCTACATTGTCAGACGATGAAAAATCAGCAATTGATGATGAATATAAGGAATACATGAAAGATGATGGCAAAAATAAAGTTTTGCGTGCATTTGATGTATATTTAGGATTATCTCAAAGATATACTGAAAGACTACAACAAGAAGGCGAATTGCTAAAAGGTTATCGTCCAAATGAATCTAGAAAAGTAGCTACTGAATTTCAAGAGGTCTTTTTTAATCATTTAAAAGAGGCTCAAGAAACATCTCAAAAGTATAACGGACTTGTTGCAAAAGAGAATAAAACTGACGAAGATCTAACTCAAATTGAAGAATTAAAAACAAAACTACAAGAACTTGAAAATAAAACAAAAGGTCTTCAACAGAATGCTATGGCAATGCTAATTCATCCTTCTGGAGACAATGCTGAAATTATTTCTTTATTAACAAAACCGATTCTTACTCCAGAAGAGAATTCTAGAGCCTTCGAATTAGTCAGACAAATGTATGATCAATATGCAGCTAATAAACAACAATTAAATAATGATTTTGAATACGCTGCATTAGTTAGAATGGCAGTAAATGATTTTCTTCAAACTGGAAATATTTCTGATAGAGTTAATTCTTGGTTAGATGCAATAGAACTAAGAGAAAGCGATAATGGAAACGATCCTGGTTTATGAACGTCTTGATTAGATGAAACTGGATTAAGAGATCTTTTATATGATGAGGATGAAGATGCTACAAATTATAATTCGCCTTTATTAAATGATATAAAATCTCTTGCTACTACATTTTTAGAAAATCTAGGAATAAATAATCAAACTGCAATCAATGCATACAATCAGATAAAACAAAAATTAATGGATTTAGGTTTTTCTGGTGAAGACATTGATGCATTATTAGCTGCTATAACTCCTGAATATTTAGAAAATGGTGCAATTAAACCAATTACTGAATTTATACAGAATATTGATGGATTGCGTTCTCAAATTAAGTATTCTTCATTTCATACTTTACTACAAGATTTTGCTTCAGACATATTAGGTGAGAGAAGTAATATTCTAGATTTAATAGAAAGTGAAAAACATAAGTTGGCGAATAGTTCAAATTTAGATGATTATTTTATTAGAAATGTTGGAATTAGAAGTGATTTAGAAGAATCGTTAAAGTTAATTCATGTATTACGTGGAATGATAATTGGAACATTTGATAAAACAAATGGTTCTATAAATGCCGGTGGTGCAGAATTAAAATTAGCAGAACTTGATAAAAATACAGCAGATATTTTATATAGACAATCGTTTGATTTAGAGAATGAAATCAAAACGTTACTTGGAATATCCGACATGAACGGTTCACGAATATTAAGAGTTCACGAAGAAATTGACAGACATATGCGTGGACGTTATATATGAACTTTGATTAATGATCCAACATTTGTTACCAAATTTGGAGAAGTTTTTCATACAGAAGACGGCTCTATTAATATAAAACAAATTGCTGAAAATCTTCTTCAAGGACGTATTGATCTATCTAGAGCTGATTCTGCAGATCCTATTGAATTGATGAAGTTTGAAGTGGCTTTTGAAACGGCATTATTTGACGAAGTTTCAAAAACTACAATTGCCAAAGATACTAATGCTCTTGCTAAAGGATTAGTAAGTCTATTCCACGATGCTTGAAAGATGGATACCGCGGCAATGAGTACAAGTACTGAAGTAATAACGCCATATTCTTTATTATCCTATTTACAATTGGTTCTTAGTGTTCCTGCTGAAAGTTTTTATACTGGTTATAAAGATACTACACAGGCTGCAGATTCTAAGTTTGCTCCAATATATAATCAGGAAATGGCCATTAGACATATATCTGCTGAAATTGCAAGACCGGATTTGTCTAATGCTATTTTGGATGAACTGTTAAAAACAGTAGATGTGTCTAAGATTGACCCCAAAGATACACAAACAATAAACTGATTAAAGAACTTGATGCCATTAAAGAACTTTGTTATAGTTCCAGGAGGCGCAGGTTGTGGTAAAACAACTGCCGTTGCACAAAATGTAGCAAAAATGTATGCTGATTACGATCATGAATATATTTGTTTGGCTCCAGAGATGGAACAATCTGAAAATCTTGCAAAATCAATTGGAGAAAACATTAGACATATGAATAAACAGCAATTCTTTAAGTCTGTATTTGGTGTTGATTTAGAGCATTATCGTAAGAATGAAAAAACTGGACATTATGAATTAGCAGAAGTTCAAACAATTAATCATAAATTATTTGATGCATCTAAAAAACTAAAAATTTTATTTATAGACGAAGTTAGTTTATTTACTGAATCTGAATTAAAACTTATAAGTGATTATGCTGTTCAACACGGCATTATTGTAGTTGGATTGGGTGATCCAGTTCAGAATTCCGCAAAAGTTTATACAGATGAAACTTTAACGGAATCTGGAGTAACTGAAAAAGAAGATAAAAAGACATGGCATTCTACTGGATTAGAAGATTGTTTATACTTTGGAAGCTCTTATCTTACTGCATCTTTACGTACATCTAATTTAGCAAAATACGATAACTTTAAAGTATTAAGTAGTGCTTTAGACAATGTATTAAAAGAATGAAGACAGCAAAGAGAACTTACATTTGATGCATTAGATGGATTTGTACCAGATAGTATCAATCTACATTATTTTGAAGATGAAACCAAAAACTTATTCTACGGAGAAAAGATTGTAGATAAAAATACCGATTTGTTAGCACTTGCAAATAAATACAAGGCACTTGGGAAGGTTACTATTATAACGGATGATTTAAAAAATTATCAAAATCCACCAGAAGGTATAGAAGTTAAAGATTATTCAAAAATGCAAGGTATGGAAACAGACTTTGTATTAGTTGATGTCGATTTTGAAAAGAATAACGCAATAAATGGTGTTGCTAGTAAATATGCAATATTACGTGATTTATATACATTATCACAACGTTCCAGAATCGGAACTGTTATAAAAGACAATGGTTTAAAGGCTAATTTAAACGTTTCTTCTACTAATAGCCCTGAATTTGGGCAAAGAATGATAATGGATGAACAAGATATTGCTGTATTTAAACAAAGACGTGGGGAAATATTAAATCAGTTACCACAAAATAACAATTTATATGATTATATATATAAATTTGAAGCTTTTGTTCCTCCAACACCACCTCCTACATCAGTAACACCACCGCCTAGTACTCCTCCTGGAACACCTTCATCAAATAATAGCGGAACACCTCCACCAACTAATGGTCCTAGTACACCACCAAACCCACCTAGTACTCCAGTTCCTGGCAGTAATCCTAGTGGAACTCCTCCGGCATTACCTCCTGGCAATAATCCGCCACCTCCTAGTACTCCACCAGTAAAGCCAAAATCTCTACAACAACCTGCTGATAATTTTGGAAAACGTGGTTCAACACAAATATTTAATGCACAATTTAATGAATTCTTATATGGTTCCAATTTTAGAACCGTTGAACAACAAAGTCAGAATTCTATTTTAAATTGAAAAGCAAGAAATGGAGGACAAAATATAAAAATTGATTCACAAGTTTATGGACAAATTGTGGCATTACTTAGTTCTGGAATTAGAACAGAATTACCTATAGACTTAGAACCTTTATTTATGCGAATTTTAGATGATAATGCGAGTGTTCCAGAAACATTAGAGGTTGTTGGAAAGTTAAAAACACTACTAAAAACTATTCCAGAAATCTATGTATCTCAATACGATTCTAATAACAGAATTATTACTGCAATTTATCGTGGAGATACAGATTTTATAGAAATTCCAATTGGATTTACAAGAACCTCTGCTGTTGGAAGATATGTCGGTAAGTTTAAAAGAAATACTTGTATGACCTTGGATAAGGAATCTGGTGAATGAATGACTGTAGAACAATTTGAAAAATCTCATCCTGGATTAATCATATCTCCAGATTGAGGAGTTATTACAGATAATGTACAGGGATTTACAGGTTCTACTAAAAATTACTTAGAAACTAATCGTGGAAAGGTAATGATTGTAATGACTGATGAACCTGCGTATGTACCATATTTACGTACTTGGCATACAAGAGACGGTAATTGAGCAATTAGTCATTATAAGGATATAACTAGTGCTGGAATTCAAAAACCTGTTAATCCTAAAACAATTCTTCAGTTTGTAACGTCACTACATTATAAAAACTTAGATGATCCTCATGATTTACAATTGTTAATAGATCGCGGATTGTGGGAAGATCCAACAAATATTGTTAGATATCTTACTGGAAATGAATTATCCAATCTTCCAACCGGTGCCGATTATTATCGTGTTCTAAACGGAAGAGCATATCAAGCACTACCAATAGATAGAGCTTTATTATTTATGCGTACTGCTTTAGATGCTGGATATAAAACCCCAGATTATGACCATTTCCTAAGAAACATGACAATGTTCATGCATTATAAATTTGTTCCAAATAATAGA